AAGGCGCTAAAGATGTTTTGTATAAAAGATAACCGGCAGTCAGATATTTTCCCATAAGAGATTTTATTAAATAATTTTCTTTCGATTATTTAATAATTGTTGTAAAAAGGAAAATGAGTGAAGGCATTTTCCTTTCTATCTGGAAGAAATTTATTTTATTTAAATTAAGATCTTATAGGGGATCCTATGCAAAGCCAGGACCTTATTTCCTTCGATATTATAAGATAGTCAGCTAATATTGCTGGATTTGTTTCGTTATTCAGCGAATTACTCCATTCAACATCGGTATTTGAGACTGCAACAGCCAAAGTCCGCTCATGGATTTTTGGCACTAAGCTGCATGGGCAATCATCTATATCGCAGCAGGGGAAAATAATACCAGCATGTTTTAGCTTTTCTATCCAGTAATTTTCTTTTTCTCCATTGGACTTTAAATCTTTCCCTCGAAGTCCCTTTTTTAGAGGTAAATGTTTCCAGCAGTCCATTTCTCTTATTTTTTTTGTAATTTCAAAATCTTTAATTTGTTTTTCGTTTTTGTCGATGACAAATTGTCGCTCTATTTCAGATATGGGCAATAAGTTCTCGGCGGAGTACATGTCTATAACTAAATTCCGGCAAATCGACGATTGATCTTTTTCATCAACTTCAAGTACAAACTTAGCCGTATCGCCCAAGCCTTCTTTGGGGTGTTTTCTATCTGAGTCAACAATGCAAAGGCACAAATCCAAGCGTTTCTCCTTGTGCCGCTTATATGAAGTATGGGTGCTATTTCCTCCGCCGGGTTCAAATCTTTCGGAAATTTTTAGGCTGGTAAGATTCTCATGTAGTCCATTTGAGAAGTTTTTGGTTATTTTGTTTGCGTAGAATTCGCAGTCCGTTAGATTTTCCCCAAGAAGTATTGGCGGATAAAGAAGGTTGGAGTTGTTAATAAAGTTTGCATTTGTGATAATGATTTTTCCCTTGCGTCTTGGATAAGTGCTGGGTATTTTTTCGGTTATCAATACAAATGTCGTAAGACTCTTGAGTAGTTCTTTTTTTTGACGAAATTTAGAATATATCGTTCTAATTAATTTGGAGTTGTGGCTGTCGTTGAGTGAGTCGAAATATTTGCTTAAGATATCAGAAGTTTTAGACGAGAAATATAATAAAAGTAATCCGCGCTTACGAGAATCAATGATTCTTATTAGTGCATCTATACAATTTCTGTCTTCAGTTGCAACTTTTTCTGCGAAACTTGTACTTATGCAAAATAACATTATTAGGCTCCATCAAAAAAGCCATATGGCCAGTTTAGAAGGAAGCCGCCGGCGTCGAAATACGCTCTCGAGATGTTGAATTTCTTCTCTTTGTTAATGAGGTATATTGCTGTTGACTCCGTCTTTATAATTCCATTTTCAACGCATCTACCAATTGAATCTATTATATCTTTGCTATGTGTTTCAACAATTATCCTTAATTGAAGCCCTATGTTTTCCGCCATTTTTATTGCTTTGCAGAATGTCTCTCCTACTCTGGATTGCATTTTCGGATGGAGGTGTAGTTCCGGTTGTTCTATTATTATGGTGATTGGAACTATTGACTTCCGTAACCTGTACGCTTGGACTTTCGAGTATTGCCATATTTGAACCAAGACTGGCAATATTTGTGATACTCCGAAGCCGGTATCTGCAATGTTGGTTCTTATTCTGCTTACATGATCCAAAACAAAAATGGATGCATGCCCGTGGCTTCCGGAAATATCAATTGAAAAACCAATCTCATTTACAAGCCACGCATTCATTTCCTGAATCTCTAGCTCAGATTTGGCTCTCAGAAACATTGCTAAATTGCTTCCATTGGGATCGAGTTCATCAATTGATGTGTTTTGTACTCGATAGTATCTGTCGGCTGCCGCACGCAATGGGGTTATATATTTTGTTGCAAGAAAATGTGATATTAGTTGCTCAGATACTTCATCAATTATTCTCTCTAGATTCGATAGAATAATTAGGTCTCTTATATTTTTGAATGCAATATCTTCTGTGGACCAATTGAGGATTTTGGCCGCTGCATGGTCTCCTACGAATGCCTTGTTTGTGAGATTTCTTTTTATTGAATCATCGTCCGCGAAACGCAGTGCTTGAGAAATTCTATGTATTTTCTCTTCTGAGGTGCGATGATGTACGTGCGTCTTTATTTCTTTGGCTAGTGCTGAGTACGGCGTTGTTGCTTGGCTAATGGATCGAGCATTGGAGTAAAGTATGGGAATAATGCTGTATGATTTGAATGCTCTGTATATTTCGGTTATCTGTTTGGTGAAATCATTTCCATTTATGTACGCGGAAACAATCTTTAAATCTGTTGTGATGCGCATGGAAATAGAGCTTCCATGAATCTCGTAAGTAATGTTTGTGTAGCTATTTTTTTTGTATTCGTCTCCGGATACGTCAATGGTTACCTTTACGGGAGTTCCCTCAAGAAAGTAGTGTCTGACACTATTCTTGGGTGTATGGTATGTGAAAGAAAAGGAAATTTCTTTTTGCTCACTATTTTGAGCGTCGTAGTTGAGTGATTCATCAAAACTACCATAGTCTACATATTTTCCTGACCATAGAACTGTTCCCAAAATTTTTGATTCTGCGCTTTGCTTGAATAATGGAAAGCATCGAATTAAGCTGCTTTTTCCAGAACTGTTCTGCCCAACAAAAACAGTTATTGGTTTGATGTCTATTATTCCTGAGTCAGTGATGCTTTTTAGATTCTTTATTTGGATTTTTTCCATATTAAATTGATTATTGTAAGTTTAATGAATTGCGATTGCTATTAAATAAGATGTAAGGATTATTATCTATTTATTAGTAAATCTGATTGAAGCATGGCAATGATATTCTGACATCTGTTTCATTTTGTGTCAAGTTTTGTCGTTTGCGCTTGCTGTTTGAGTTCTAGGCTAGAAACAGGTTTTTGAGCCACTCTTTAAGAGTCATTCTGTGAGTCGTGTTCGGTTGATCGATGGCGTTCTTCTAAAAAAGCCGATGAGTTGCTGCGCCGTTTCATATGTAATGCCGATAGGTCAATCTTGGTTGTGATACTCGCAGTGCGGTATAGCTATGCGAGCAATAGATTTCAATTTTAAGAGGTCAAGTTCGGTTTCGAGGTGTTTTCCGTAGTGCAGCGCTCGGGAACACTTCATTTTGAACATTCCTTATTTGACTCATGCACCGGCTAGAGTTGGACCTTAGCTCTATTAGGGCAAGATACTTGCACGAATGTCAACGCCCCCTACCGTACCTATCGTCACTCTCATGTAGTACGTCAATACAAATGTTGCTGCCATCAAAAATACAAGTCTGCCTGCCCAAATGTTTGCTCGTGCGGACGGCTGATGCATAAAATTTCATCCCTAAAGGTGATGCCTGTCGACTGGGAGTCCATTGAGCTGGACTACCGGGCTGGCATCAAGACCCTCCGCCAGATTGCCGATGAGAACGGCATCACCCATGGCGCCATCAACAAACGCGCCAAGCGTGATGGATGGGAGCGCGACCTGGGTGTAAAGATCCAGGCAAAGGCTGATGCCCTGGTATCCAGGGAGGCGGTATCCAGCCAGGTATCCATGGATACCAAGGTCCGCGAACGTGCCGTCATCGATGCCAACGCCCAGGCCGTCGCCGACATCCGCCTTGCCCACCGCCGGGACATTCATCGCGCACGGCGGGTCACCAACTCCCTGATGGATGAACTGGAGCGGATGGTCGGCGCCGAGAACGTTGCACTGCTCGAGGAACTGGGCGAGCTGATGCGCCAGCCCGATGACAACGGCCAGGACAAGCTCAATGACCTGTACATGAAGGTCATCAGCCTGCCTGAGCGTGGCAAGTCCATGAAGACCCTGGCCGAGTCCCTGCGCATCCTGGTGGACATGGAGCGGCAGGCATTCGGCATGGACCCGAAGACAGGGCCTGGACAAGGGCCCAATGGCGATGGCGCTCCTCCTCGTGTCACCGTGGAGTTCGTGAAGCCGCCGGTTCGCCAGGAGGATGGCGATGAATGAGGCGCTCCTGCAACTGCCCGAGAAGCTGCGGGACATCTGGCTGCCGCGCCGCTACAAGGTGATGCACGGCGGCCGGGGCGGCGCCAAGTCTTGGTCCGTGGCTTCGGTGCTGCTGGTCATGGCGGCGGACAGGCCATTGCGTGTGCTGTGCGCGCGCGAGATTCAGAAGTCGATGCGCGATTCGGTGCACCGATTGTTGAAGGACGCCATTGTCCGTATGGGCCTGGAGTCGTTCTTTGAAGTGCTCGATACCGAAATCCGGGGCGCCAACGGCTCGCTGTTCCTGTTCACCGGCCTGCAGAGCCACACCGTGGACTCGATCAAGTCCTTTGAGGGCGTGGATCTGGTGTGGGTGGAAGAAGCCCACGGCGTGAGCAAGAAGTCCTGGGATGTGCTGATTCCGACCATCCGCAAGGAAGGCTCCGAGATCTGGATGACCCTGAACCCGGACATGGACACGGACGAGACCTACCAGCGTTTCATCGCCACGCCCAGCCCGGACACGTGGGTCTGCCAGATCAACTGGCGCGACAACCCCTGGTTTCCTGTGGTGCTGGAAGACGAGCGCCAGAAGGCCAAGCGCTCCATGCTCAAGGACGACTACGAGCACATCTGGGAGGGTAAGGCCCGCAAGGTTGCGGCCGGCGCCATCTACCGCCACGAGGTGGAGCACCTGTATGCCGACGGCCGGGCCTGCCGCGTCCCCTACGACCCGCGCCTGCCCGTGCACACAGTATGGGACCTGGGCTGGAACGACGCCATGACCATCACCATGGTGCAGGTCGGCCCGCAGGACGTGCGCGTCATCGACTACTTGGAAGACAGCCACCATACCTACGAGTGGTACGTGACCCAGCTGGAGAAGCGCCCGTATCGCTGGGGCATCGACTACCTGCCCCACGACGGCAAGACCAAGAACCCGCAGACCGGCAAGAACGCCGAGATGCTGCTGCGCGAGCTGGGCCGCCGGCAGGTCGTGTGCCTGGCCGCGCTGGACGTGGAAGAGGGCATCAAGGCCGCCCGCATGCTGTTCCCGCGCTGCTACTTCGACGCGGCGAAGACTGCGCGCCTGCTGGAATGCCTGAAGCGGTATCAGCGCCACGTCAGCACCAAGACCGGCGAGGCCATGGGACCGCTGCACGACCAGTACAGCCACGGCGCCGACAACTTCCGCTACATCGCTCAATCGGCCGAGCACATGCTGCGCTCACAGCAGCAGCGGCCCGTCGCTCCTCGGGGCGGCGGCTGGCAGCCACTGGACAACGAGATAGGGTACTGACATGCAAGCCACCACCAACCCTGGGGGCCTGCTGGCCCAGCAGCACGACGACAGCGGCGAGCCCCAGCGCGACCTGCGCGCCGAGTTCGTCCTGACGCTCCTGTCCAAGCGCCGCGAGGCCATTGCCGGCCGGGCCGGCTCCGGCATCGAGGAGGAGTGGACCGAGGACGAGGAGCACTACCAGGGCATCGACGACGCCAACCGCAATTTCCAGAACGCCAACCAGCTGTACCGCAGCAGGAAGACGGCCATCATCGGCGGCCAGCCCAAGCAGCAGGGCCCGGCCCGGTCGGTGGTGTTCCTCAACATCACGCGCCCCTACACCGATGCGGCCAGCGCACGCGTGGCGGACATGCTGCTGCCCACGGATGACAGGGCCTGGGAGATCAAGCCGACACCGCTCCCGCGCCTGAGCGGGCCGCAACTGGCCATGCTGGCCCAGGCCATGGGCGCAACGGACCCGGCTGCCGTGCACGCGCAGATGGCCGCCCAGGCGGGTGAGGCCAAGGAAGCCGCCGAGCGCATGCAGCAGGCTATCGAGGACCCGCTGGTGGAAAGCAACTGGCACGGCGAGGTGCGCCAGGTCATCGAGGACTCCGCGCGCATTGGTTCCGGTGTGCTCAAGGGGCCGTTCCCCATCACGCGCACGGCACGCATGACGCGCAAGGACCCGGCCACGGGCCTGACCGAGTTCATCAAGGTGGACGAGATCAAGCCAGGCTCCAAGCGCATCGACGTCTGGAACTTCTTCCCGGACCCGTCATGCGGAGAGAACATCCACAACGGCAGCTACACCTGGGAGCGCGAGCACATCGGCCGGCGCCAGATCAAGGAGTTGCTGGCCGACCCCAGCTACGAGACCGCCGAACTGCTGGCCGCGCTGCGCGAAGGCCCGGCTCGCACCCGCGAGGGCACGGAAGCCGTTTACCGACCGGGCGAGGACGAGTTCGAGATGTGGATCTTCTACGGCCACTGCGCCCGCGAGCACCTGGCGCGCCTGGGCGTGGAGATGGAGGAGGGCGACGAGGACCGTGTGCCCACCATGGCCGTGATGATCAATGACCGCCTGGTCAAGGTCGTGCTCAGCCCCCAGGAGGATGGCGAGTTCCCCTATGACGTGCTGGCCTGGCAGCGCCGCCCCGGCATGCCCTGGGGTGTCGGCATCAGCCGGCAGGTCCGCACGGCACAGCGCATGCTCAACGGCTCGGCCCGCGCCATGATGGACAACGCCGGCCTCTCGGCCTCGCCGCAGGTGATCATCGGCAACGGGATCACACCCCAGGACGGCAACTATGGGCTGCGTCCCGGCAAGGTCTGGCGCGCCGAAGCCGATGCGGACGCCTCCGACGTGCGCGCCGCCTTCAATGCCTTCGTGGTGCCGAGTGTGCAGGTCCCGCTGATGAACATCATCAACTTCGCGCTGAAGATGGCCGAGGACACCACGGGCATGCCGGCAATGCTGCAGGGCATCCGCGGCGATGCGCCCAACACCCTGGGCGGCATGCAGATGCAGAACAACAACGCCACCAGCGTGCTGCGGCGCCTGGCCAAGCGCTTCGACGACTACATGACCCGGCCGCACATCCAGCGGTACTTCGACTGGATGATGACCTACTCGGACGACGAGTCCATCAAGGGCGACTTCCAGATCGACGTGCGCGCCAGCTCGGCCCTGGTTGAGCGCGACGCCCAGCAGCAGTTCCTGATGACGCTGCTGCAGGTGTCGGCCAATCCCATCTACGAGCTGGACCCCGCCAAGCTGGCGGCCGAGCTGTGCAAGGGCCAGCGCCTGGACCCCACCAACTTCCAGTACACGGACGAGCAGAAGGCTCAGCGCGCCCAGCAGGGCCAGGACCCGACGCTGCAGGCCAAGGCCAAGCTGCTGGAGGCTCAGGCCGGCAAGACCGATGCAGAGGCGGGCAGGGCGCGTGCACAGACCGTGGGCGTGAACGTGGACACCTTGTACAGCGGCACCCAGGCCGCCCAAGTCCTCGCCTTGAACCCCGGCGCGGCGCCAGTCGCCGACGGGCTGTTGCGCTCGGGCGGTTATGTCGACCAGGATGCTGCGCCCATCGTTCCGCAGCCCTCGGGCTGGATCACGCCGGAACAGCAGCCCGACCCTGGCGCCATGCCCAACAACACCGACCCGCTGACGCCACTGCGCCCGGACAGCCCACTCCTGGGCGTGCGCCAGGGCATCGAGACGCCGGCCGCTGACGGCGCGCGGGGCTGACCCCCGGCCAGGGTTCGCTCCAGAGGGCGTTCCTCTGGACACTGCAAGCCATGACGAACCCGGGCATCGACTTCACCTCACCGACATGGCGCGCCATCGAGCGCCATGCCAACGCGCAGATCGACACGCTGCGCAAGAAGAACGACAGCCCAACCATGGACGCGCTGCGCACCGCTGAACTGCGTGGGCGCATCGCGGCATGGAAAGAACTGCTTGCGCTGGCCCCGTCAGCCCAGGCACAACCCGCCGACGCTGGTGGCGAGAGCTACTGACCTTGGCATGAAACACAGGAGTGCATGACGCATGGATCCGCAACAACAGCAGGAACAGGCGCAGGAGCGGGCAGCTTTCGAGCAGGCCTTTGCCAGCGTGACCGGAACGGAGCCGCTGCCGGCCCCCGCCGCAGCATCTTCGGATGCAACGGCCGAGGCTGGTGCAGCGCCCGCGCCGGCACCTGCAGAAGCCCCCGCACCAGCGCCCGCAGCCGCAGCGCCTCAGGCCAGCGATGCACCACAGGACGGCGCTGACGCTCCGCCCGCTCCCGAGGGGCAGCAAGCCCAGCCGGGGCAGGCGACTGCGGAGGACGACCCGGTGGTGTTCGAGGGCTACAAGCGCAGCGAGCTGCAGCGCCTGCTGGGCAGCGCCGCCAAGGTGGACTCCCTCGAGCAGCAACTGCGCAAGGCCAACGGCAAGATCGGCGAACTCAACAGCCGCCTGCAAGCCCCGCCTCCCGCAGCAGCCCCGACGCCAGCACCGGCGCCCGAGCTGCCCCCGGAGTTGCAGCAGTTCGAGAAGGACTATCCCGACGTTGCTAACTACGTCCGTGCCCTGGGCATCACGCCCCAGCAACAACGCCAGGAAGCCCCGCCGGCTCCCGTGCAGCAGCCCGTGGCCACGGGTGGCGAGCACACAGCCCCGGCCGAGCATGACCCTGCAGCGCTGGAACTGGCCGTGCTGGACCGCATGCACACAGGCTGGCGCGACAAGGTGGGCTCGCAGGAATTCAACCTGTGGCTCACCGCACAGGGAGAACAGGTGCAGCAGGAGTTCGCGGAAGCGGGCACTGCTGACAGCCTGGGCGCCGTCATCGGCAAGTACGACCAGTGGACCGCTGCACGCACCGCCGCCGCCGACAAGGCCGCGAAAGGTCAGCAGCGGCTCAAGGCTGCCGTGACGCCCAGCGGCAACGCGCCGCGCCCCCAGACCGCGCCTACCGAAATGGACGCAATGGAAGCCGCCTTCAAGGCGGTGCTTGGGCAGTAAGCCCGCAAGGAGAGGAACATGGCTCAATTTCAAACCACCGCGCCACCGGAGCGGATCGGCAAACTCAAGGGCGAAATCCTGGCGCACGCTGTGGCCACGGAAGTGCTGGGCATCACAGGCCTGCAGCGCGCACTGCCCAAGAACAACGGCCGCACTGTCGTGTATCGCCGCTACCTGCCGTTCGGCGCCGCGAACACGGACTGGAACACGCGCAACCGCCCAGCGGTCAATGCTGCAGCCCACGAGCTGACCGAAGGCGTCACGCCCACGGCCGACACGCTGGTGCCGCAGGACATCACCGTCACCATCAAGCAGTACGGCTGCCTCTACCAGCTCACCGACCAGGTGGTGGACACGTACGAGGACGACGTGCCCGCCGAGATGAAGAAGCACTGCGGTGAGCGCGTGGGCCTGCTGCGCGAGATGATCCGCTACGGCGTCATCAAGTCCTGCACCAACGTGTTCTACGCTGGCGCCGCTGCATCCAGCCGCGTCACGGTGTCGGCCAAGATCACACTGAACCTGCTGCGCAAGGTCAGCCGCAACCTGCAGGCGAACCACGCCAAGCGGGTGACCGGCATCCTGGCGCCCAGCATCAACATCGCCACCAAGCCCGTGGAAGCCAGCTACCTGGTCTTCGTGCACACGGACGCCGAGGCCGATATCCGCGACCTGCAGGGCTTCGTGCACGTCAGCGCCTACGGCAGCCGCAAGCCTGTGCACGCCCAGGAAATCGGCTCCTGCGAGAACTTCCGCTTCATCACCAGCCCCGAACTGGCCCCGTACCTGGCCGCAGGCGCGGACGTGGCCAGCACCGGCCTGATGGGCACGGCCAAGGTGGACGTCTATCCGTTCATCATGGTCGGCGAGGAAGCCTGGGGCCAGCTGGCTCTGCGTGGAGCCGACTCCATCGACCCGACCTACATCCCGCCCGGGGTGAAGGACAAGAGCGACCCGCTGGGCCAGCGCGGCTACGTGGGCGCCAAGTTCTACATGCAGTGCATGCTGCTGAACGAGGGCTGGATGGCCGTCGTGGAGGCTGGTGTCTCCGCCCTGTAAGGGCCAGACCGCAGCCTGAGGAATCGGGCTGTTGGTTCTTTCAGGTGGCAGGCCCAGCGCCTGCCGCCTTCTCCAACCTCAACGAGACATTCACATGGCAACACGCAAACAAATTGACGCCGGCGCCGAGTACCTGGGCCCCGAGGACATGCGCACCCTGGGTGAAATCGGCGGCCACGGCGGCATCGACGTGGTGGACAAGCCCCTGCCCATCGGCGCTCTGGAGATGGAGGCCTTCATGAACGAGATGGTCACCATCGTGGTCAACCCGTCGCAGGACCCCGACGACCCCAAGCTCGTACAGGTCGGCGTCAACGGCGTGAACCAGTTCATCCCTCGTGGCCGGCCTATCCCGGTCAAGCGCAAGTACATCGAGGTGCTCGCCCGTGCCAAGCGCACCGACTTCGGCCAGACCCTGGACGAGCGCCTGGGTGAGGCAATGAATCATCTGCACCCCATGCACAGCCTGCGCTTTCCCTTCAGCGTGGTGCGCGATGCGAATCCGTACGGCGGGGACTGGCTGATCGGCGTGCTGGCCGAGGCCCGCTGATCCAACGCTGAGGCCGACCATGACCCTCGACGACCTGATCAAGCAGTACCGGGCCGACGCGCTCGACCAGGGCCGGGCCGTGGGCGGTGGCGACACCGATGTCTTCTGCACTGATGAGCTGCTGACCATCTACGCCAACGAGGCCCAGGTCGAAGCCTGCCGCCGTGGCCAGCTGCTGCGCGATTCGGTCTCTCCCATGTGCCGCATCGCCTTCCTGGCTGGCGCCGAGACGGTGGATCTGGACAGTAGGGTTGTGCGCATCCTGCGCGCCTTCATCAACGGCCAGGAGGTCGGCGAGATCTCGGTGGACGAGATGGACTGCTACCACCCGGGCTGGCAGTTCCAAGAGCGCCAGGACGTGCCTCAGCGCCTGGTGGCCGGCATGACCACCGGCAAGCTGCACCTGTGGCCCAGGCCAGCAGCAGACGGCGAGCTGCTGCTGACCGTGCAGCGGCTGCCGCTCAAGCCCATGCGCGCCTGCGTGGACAAGCCCGAGATCCGGCCCGAGCTGCACTTCGCCCTCGTGCACTGGATGCTGCACCGGGCCTACGGCCGCGAGGACACCGACATGCACAACGATGCCAAGGCCGCCGTGGCCCTGGCCAAGTTCGAAGCGGAGTTTGGGCGCAAGGCCAGCGGGCGCAATGAGGAGTGGGTGCGCTCGCGCGAGGTGGGTATGCCAGGGGCGTTGGCGTAAATGCTCGCAATACTCTCAAATGTTATTATTAGTAACTTTAAGAGCTGGAGTATTTTGTGATTTGTAAATGGATCAATCGATTTTTCGGCGTTTGCGTTGGTCTTGCCGGCGTCGTATCGTTGTGGATGGCAAGCCAAACAGCAGACGCAAAAGGATGGGTCGGGGCTGCTTTTGGATTAGCCTGTTTGGCCGGTGCCTTTTGGATCTTTCGGCAGAAGAATTGCTTCGGCGGTAAGAAGCCGAATTCGTAGCACCCTGGCAAGGTTCGACGCGCCGACAGCATATCCGCACACTGCCATGAGCAACTCCGCAAGGAACACTCATGGCCACGAATCCACTCGTCGAAGCAATGCGGCGCCAGAACGGCGAACAGCCCTATTCGCCCGCATCCTCCAATGTGACCCATGGCGCCGCGTTCGGCGTCTACCGCAGGCCCGAGACCGCTGGCACGCGGCCGGGCATGATGCAGCCCTACGCTGCCACCGGGCCGCGCTCGTTTGAGCCAGCCAAGAGTCTGGACGCGGGCTCCATGCGGATGAACGCCGCCAGTGATCCGAGTTCACTGACGTTCGGTGGCAGCACGCCCGAGGCGGCAAGTTCGTATGCTGGCGTTGGGTATCGACCCCCAGCACCGCCGAGCACATCTTCGGCCAGCACTGCGGCGCCTCCTGCCGTGCCAGCTGCACCTCCGCAAGCTCCGTCTGCCGACTTCTCAGCAGTGAACGATTTCTCCCAGGCACCAGCTCCCGCGCCAGCCGCTGCTCCAGCGCCTGTTCAGCCGGCTGCATCCATGGCGCCAAGCGGTGCCGTCACACGCGACGGCAACAGCTACTCCGGAACCGACGTGTCAGGCGACGTGAGCATCAACGGCCAGGCCCCGCGCAACGGTGGCGGCATCAGCCCGCAGAACCAGCAGGCCGCGCGTGGCTTGGCCTCCTACGCATCGGAGCCTCCCCCCGTCATGGGCCAGAACCGAGTCCCGCTGATCCAGGCCGCTGGCATCGCCCACAGCGGCAACGACTGGGCCTCGCGCAACGCACTGCGCAATGCCGAGGTGTCGGCCAGCTCCATCAAGAACACCCAGCAGTGGGGCGGCCGTGGTGCTGAGAACAACCCCGCTGTGCAGAAGTACCAGGCCATGCTGGCGACAGATCAGGTGCTGCAGCAGGCCGCCCCAGGCCTGCAGGCAGAGGGCATGCGCCAGGGCAATGCTCTCGTGCGCGCCGCCATGGAGCAGCAGGGCCAGAACCAGCGCGCCGGCATGCAGGCCGGGCTGACCCAGCAGCGCCTGGACATGGACCGCGAGACGCAGGGCTTCACGAACCGGCGCCAGAGCATCGTGGAAGCGCTGCGCAACCAGGTGGCGCAGGAGCCCAACGCAGTGAACCGCGTGCCGCTGGTGCAGCGCCTGCGCGAACTGGAGGGTACTGCGCAGCCAGACCGCTGGAATCTCAAGGTCACGCCTGCTGTCCGGAACGTCGATGGTTCGACCTCCATGGGCAGCGTCGTCCGCTACAACGAGACAACGGGGCAGGTGGAGCAGGTGCCAATGGGGCAGGGTGGGCAGCAGGCAATCGATCAGAACCCTCAGGCCATTTCCATCAGGAACGATAGTTCGCTGTCGAGAGAGCAGAAGGTGGAGGCACTGCGAAAGCTGGGCTACTCCTGAGCGGTTTCAGCGTGACGGGCGGCCGTCGAGAAATCTGTCGATATCGCCCTGGTCATACAGCCTCCGGCACGCCACCCCAATCAGCTCCGCCGCCCTGGTGCTGCGCGTGTCGCCCGCCTTCTTCGCTGTGCACTCTGGCCCGGACTTGAACCCAAGCATGCCCCGGCCATCTCCCTGGGGCACGGCCTGGATTCCGCCCGGGTGCTCAGCGCTGCAGACCTGGAACACAGCCTGGGCTGCGACATCGTTTGCCACGCCCGGGAGCTTGTCCAGCAGGCAGGTGGCCATGTTGGCGGCCAGGGTGGGGGCGCAGAGGAAGAGGGCGGGGAGGGTGATGGCGAGGCGCATGGGCGGAATGTAGCAGGCACCAATTGTTGTAGCAATTTGCCCGCACCTTGGATGAGCCAAATTGCCACTGCGTGCTAGCATTCAGCCAAAGGAGGATGGGCAATGACTGTATGTGTTGCTGCACTTTGCGACGATGGTGCTTCAGTGATTGGGGTTTCCGACAGGATGCTATCCACAGCGGATAATCAAACAACACGCGTAAAGGTGCACCATTTAACGCCTACGGTTGTGGCCTTGATTGCTGGTGATGTTGCTTTACATACTGAACTCTTGATTGAGTTACGTACTCTTATAGAGCGGTATTCTGATAATCCAGAGTTGTTATCAGTAAAGAACATAGCTGACTCTTATGGGGCTGCTTATGCTGACTCCAAGAGGCGTCGTGCTGAGCGCCAGTTTCTGTCACCACTTGGCCTGAGTTCGGATGATTTTCTAAAAAGACAGGCAGATTTTAGTGAGAAATTTTCTTCAGACTTGGTTCGGGAAATAGTCAATTTCCAAATGCCTGCATGCGCTGCATTATTTATCGGTAAAGATGCTAGTCATGGATATGTGAGGTCGCATATATATTCTTTTGATAATGGAAGTGTTACTTGTCATAATGAGGCGGGCTTTGCTTCCATTGGAGTTGGGATGTATCAAGCAATGTCCAGTTTAATGTTTGCTGGGCACAGAACTCAGCAAGGATTGGATGCTACCGCGTACATGGTTTTGGCTGCGAAAAAGAGGGCTGAAGTTGCCCCCGGTGTTGGCAAGGAGACTGATATGGTGGTGGTCACTAAACCCAATGAATCGTATCTGATATTCTATGAATCTACTATTCAAAAACTAGAAGAGATTTACGAACGCTCGGAGGTCGAGCATTCTTTGGTTAATAACCAAGCGATTGGAGAGTGTCATGCCTATTTTGAAACCCTCAGAAACCCCGTTGAGCCAGTTGAAATTTCTGGCAAGACCGAGCCTTCTGGAACCGAGCCGAATTCAGACGAATCAGCTGCTGTTGGAGCAAGTGCAGAAAGTTCAATCGCCTCTGAAGCTTCCAGTGTTTAACGCTTTGGAGCAGAGAAGAATTGATTTTTCAAAAAAATAGGATGAATCTATCGGAGTATTTATTTTGGTGATGGTGTTTTTATCTGTATTCCATAGATTGATTAGTTCCCCATGCCTGAATTGTCAAAAGATGTTGTTGCGTTATTGCAATATCTTGCGCCTGGTTTTATCGTTGCATGGTTATTTTACGGATTGACGAATCATGTAAAGCCATCCCAGTTTGAGCGGGTGGTCCAGGCGCTGCTGTTTACTGTTGTTGTTCAGCTTGTAGTCGTTCTGATAAAGAAATTTGCTCATTTTGTAGGTAAGTATTGGTCCATCGGAGAGTGGACTGATGATTCGACCTTAACGGCATCAGTGCTATCCGCAATAATTTTTGGCCTTTTGATGGCATGGTTGTATAAGTCGGATAATCTGTATAAATTCCTGCGTTATTTGGGTTTTACTACTCGCAGTGGTTTCCCAAATGAATGGTATGCAGCAATGGCTACTAAGCCTTGTGAA